CGACCAGTTACCCACCGTTGCCAGTTGAGCGCGAGTTGGGTTGGTGGTAGTCACCGCCCACTTGGCGCCAACAGGGTGGTACAGGTAGTGCATGTCAAGTGACATGGCGTCCGATTTGGCCAGAATGTCCCGGTCGGTTTCGGTGCGCATTGCAGCTTGCTCACCGGTGGCGATTGCGCCGTTGGTGAAGAAGTAGCAAGCGTAGTTACCACCAGAGTTGGTGATATCATCCGAAACAATTATCCTGAGCCCCATATACGTGGGGATTGAGTAATCGTTGCTAAAGGAACCAGCAATAGAACCGCCGATGGCGTTAATGGTGCTGGCGCCGGTAGCAGCGGTGCTCAGACGAGCCTCTGTGTTGGTCACATAATCAATCGCCTTGCGCTCTACGAGGTCGTAGTAGCAAGCCGAGTGCATGGCCACAGCTGCCAGCTTGTCGCCTTGATCGCCGAGTTTGGCGCGTGCTTGGGCAACCTGCTTAGGACCCAGTGCGGTCATGCCGCTGGTGTCAAAGCGCAGATCAGCAAAAGCAGGCGAATCAGAACCAGTCAAGGCACCGAACACACCTTCCAGGCACTTGTACAGGTCAACCTGTTGCTGGTTGGCGACATACTCACCAACTTTGGCGCCAATGGCAGCCATGGGGTCAGCGCCAGCAGCAAGTGCTGCGAGGTCGCGTGACTCGAATGCACGGCCACGGTGCAGGATCACGCCAACTTGCTTGTCAGCAGTGATTTTGCCGGGTGTCAGTGAAGAGCTATCAGATAGCACTTCAAGGTCGCCAGACAGATTGGCCTTGAAAAAAGGTACGTTGACGAAATCACCACCTTCCGTAGCATCCAACTCCGCCATCGGTTGAGCAACACCTGAAGCCAGAAACTGGTTCCGCAGGGTGGATTGCTCAATTACATAGGGAGTAAAAATCTCGGGGATGATGACATCGGAGCGAAGTGTCGCCACGGTGTTTCTCCAAAGAGTGTTGTTTGCGTGGTGGGCGTAACCCAGCGGCTCGGCGTAACCTTGCTGCTAATGCGCACAGCTTAGCGGTTGGCTGCTGCCTTCAATCGATCGTACATATCACGGTCGGTTTTGTATAGCCGTGATTGCTCGGTGAGGTTGAAGTTTTCTGGCGTGAATGGATTCTTCATGCCAATCATGTCGGCACCGTTACTGCGACCGGCTGGTGCGCCACTGCCCTGTGGCTTGGGTGCTTTTTGCATCCAGCTGGGTAATGACTTGGCCCATTCAGCGACAGGAGTGCGCTGGTAACCATCGACCACAACGACTGTGCCATCAGGTTCGCGCTCGATTTGATCGCTGCTGAGTTTGCTTTTTAGAACGTAGTCAGGATCATGGACGATCTCAGCCAGTGCAGTCATGGCAGGCGTCATCAGTTCCAACTCGCGGACGCGGGTTTCTAGTTCACTGATGCGTTGATCCTTTTCGGCAGTGGCTGAACGGAACTGTTGTTCCAGTGCTTGCCGTGCTTCACCGTATTTGCCTTGCTGTTCAAGTTGCTGTTGCTCGTAGTTGCGTTTGAACTCGATCAACTCGTCAACATTGATGCCATCAGGGATAGCAGGTGCCTTGGCTTTGTTTTCCTTGAGCTTGGCAATCAGCTCATAGTTCTTGCGTTCCAGTGCCTCAATACTGCGTTTGAGTGCATCTGTATCGTCGCCACCAGTCACCGTAGGTTCCTGGATCACATCGTCAGTCATGAAATGCCCGTAGGGTGTTCACGTTCAGTGTATGACAGCTTTGCAGTTGTGGCCAAGCGCGAGTGGAACACACCAATTCGGGAACCTTGGAACCCGGTGATCAAGGAAGCGTTGCATGGTGTGGACAACCATGTGCGGTTGTATTTGGCCACGGGTGACGTGTGGCACCTGAAGCAAGCCGATCTGCTGCGTGGCTATGTGGTAGCGCTGAAAGAATGGATCAATCAGCAGGAGATCACCACTTGACCTTGTTTGCCCAGTAAGCGGCTGACATTTTGCCTTTGGCAATGTTTTCGGCGTGGCGTGCCTTAAAAGCGTCGCGTCGTGCCTTATCAGCGTCTGATTCGTTCTTGCGTGGTGGACTGCCGCTTATACCTTGCTGACCGAAGCGGATCAACTTGACAGTTTCACCATCCTTTGCCAGTACGGCATGGGACTTATTCGGATGCTTTGGCGTCCGCTTGGGTTGGTTGTACCCGTCAAATTGCTCGCCGCGGTAGGTGATCACTTTTTCTTCTTCGGCTTCCGTGGCTTGGCGGTCTTGGCCGCGGCCTTGAAGTCTGCCGCACTGGGGCGACCTTCTTCACCACGACGCGCCATGCGCTCATCGCTGCCGGATTCAATCCGCTTGCGCTTGGCGTTGAGATTTGCGTAAAGACCAGGCTTCTTAGGCATCACTTCATTCCCTTTTTTTGGGCAGGCTTCTTGGCCTTACCAGCTTCGCTTAGCGCGATGGCGATTGCCTGCTTACGGCTTTTCACCTTGGGGCCTTTTCCGGGGCCTGGTTTGCCGCTTTGCAGGGTGCCCTGCTTGTACTCCCCCATCACCTTGGCCACCTTCTTGTCGGCTTTCGTCGGCTTTTTGGCCATGGGTAATGCAATCCGTCTGACCCAATGGTAGGCCGGACTGATCAACCCACTGGATGGTGCCGTCTTCCACCTTCTGTAGCCGTGCGACTACAACAGCCTCGCCAACTACGACCTCAACCCAGTCGGAATGAACGCGACCGTCAAGGTAATAGCGGAGCCTAGGGTTCTCCATATCGTTGCTGTAATTGCTTCAACGTTACTTCGCTGCCGTCTTCGCGAACCATGCGTGCCAAAGCATCACGCGGGCCAACCTTCTCGGCAATCTTGTTGAAGTACGCAGCACGGGTTGAACCCAGGACTTCAGCCTGATATGCCTTCGGTTGTTGCTTAAGCCACTCGCCATAGTTCAGGCTGCCAGACACCGGGCCATCTGCTGATGCACGCTTGCTGGGTCCAGTGCCCCAGTCCGGTGGTGGGATGCCAAGTGCCTTGTAATCAATTATTGGGATGGTGGTACTACGGCAGTTGAAGTGGACAGGTGGTGTCGGGCCATCGCCGTACTTAAACTCCCGGCCGTCAAGTGAGCGGCAGATTGGTGATGTGCGACCGTCAAGCGTGGCGACGTACCGATACTTGCCGGTGATGTCTGGATTGGCGCGGTAGACCTGCTGACTGGCTTGGTTGCTTACGTCCTGCACACTGGTCCGCACGATGGTGAGCACTTGATTGTTTGCCATCTTGGTCACTTCACCACCAGCCAGAGCACGTTGCCGGACTGACATGGCCTGTTGCCCAAAATCAAGGTTGCCGACCAGGCGTCGTGCGATCTGTGGCGTAGGTTCGCCGGTAAGGACGCCGTTACGCACCACAGTGTTGAACATCTGCGCCTGAGACTCGGCTAGACCACGAAATGCCTTTTCAACGATTTGCCCATTGGGCAGTGTGATTGCTGCGCCTTGACCGGCTGTCAGGTTAAAGGCGCCAGTCCCAGGCAGTGTGAAATTGATTGCCGTTGGGTCAACGCTGACCACGGTTGCGGCAAAGTTTGGAGCCACCTGCACCGTGCGCACCATCTGCAAGGCATCCACTTGGGAAGGCAACAGCTCACGCGCATCAGCCACGCCACCACGAATGGCCAGCCGCATCTGATCGGTGATGAACTGGGTTTGCAGCTCAGCTAAGCCTTGCAGTTCACCCGATACCAATGCCGTGCTGGTGCCTGCCCATGTGTCCAGTGATTCCCGCAGTTGGGCCAGGATCACCCGTAAGCGCTGCGCTTGGTAGCTAGCAGGGGACACGATGCCACCACCTGCTGTAGCCACGCCCATGTCAATACGGCGCAGGTCATCCACTGCGCTGAGGATCACGTCGTTGTAGGCACGCACCACCTGATTGGCTACGGCGTTGCTGTAGCGGTTCAGGTCAATCGCATTGCGGTAAATGTTCGCAACAGGATCGTTGCGGTTAATCCGCCGCTTGAACTGATCAATGTCAAGCAGCCGCTGGGTGACGCCGCCGCTGTAGGTCATGAATCGTCAGTGCTGATGTCCTCGGGGATGCTGTCCTCAATCTGCTGCTGCTGACCGCCATTCATCTCGATCAGGCCGCCATTTTGCGTGGCCATCAGTTCCTCTTCAACCTCGAAGTCATCACCAAGCACGTCGCCGTTAGCCAGCTGCTCCAGCAGCGTCTTCTGGCTGATCACGCCAGCGGTGTAAGTCTGAAGTAAGGCAAGCTGATCGGCTGGTTCAAGACGCGCACCAACAAAGTCGCGGTTCACGATGCTGTTGCCCACTTGGGTGATGTTCAGATACTCGGCATGGAACCGCAGGCAGTTGTCAATGGTGTCCTGCACCTGCTGGGCGATGACCATCATGGTGCTGTCGCCTTGGCTGCGATCGATGCGCTTAGCCTCGGCAGTTTCAGCCGATAGCTTCTGGCCTAGGACAGCGGACAGACCCAACTCGTTGATCTGACCAGCCAGTTGCTCCAGCCGCTTGAACTGGGAATCGTAAGACTTGCCAGCAGGTTCGATGTACTCGGCACGGCCATCAGCAGGGAACGCGATCGCTTCACCGGGTCCAGCGCTGACTTCCTCGGCAGATGTGGGGAAACCATAGAACGCCAGCATCGGAACGCCGCTGATGTGCAGCATGTTGTCCAGGTCGGACTGGATCTGGTACGTCTTGAGGTTCAGTTCGGCGATGTCTTCCATCGGTGGCCGCGACTCAAACATGCCCACGCGGTTGGAGTAGGCCACGCTGAACGGGATCTCGCTAAGGCTGGTGGTGCCTTCATCAACGATCTCCCAGCTTGATTTTTCGTTGCGTTGGTGCAGTTCAAACGCACCGGGCGTCAGCACGCGGATCTGTTCCACCTGCCTCTCGCCATACAATCCATCAGCCACCACGATGCGCTCCATCAGCCGCAACTGGGTCAGCTTCTGGGCACCGTTATCCATCTCGGTGCGCCAGCCGAGGATGTCCCTTGGCGTGTAGGTCACCCAGTATGGTCGTCCATTTTCACCAGCAGCAGGAGCATCAACAAGGACGCCAGCGTGGCCATAGCGAACCATTTTGCGTCCAAGTTCATAGGTCCAGATGTTGAGGTCGTTGCCTTGCAGGTCTACGTTAAACAGTGACTCGCGCACCACATCGGACACCTCTTCAAGGCGTACCGGCTTGCGGGTCAACATGCCAGCGAGCATCCGCTCAAGGCGTTGGTAGTACGGCGGGCAAACGCTGCGTGCAAGGCGATTGTCGTATGACTCGTCTTCCTCGCGTGGTTCCTGCGGCAGGTAACGGCGATGCTTGCGACGCATCTCGTAGGTGCCGCCCATCAGATCTTCAAGTAATTGCCAATGCGGCTCCATTGCGGCCCAAGCTGAGTTTGGGTCATTGACCGTTGCGACGCGCCTAGTAAGCACGCGGTCATATTGGCCAAAACCTGAATACATCAGCCGAGTTGCAATACAAACAGTTTAAGCGGGCATGGGATTAACCATACCCGCAATGACCAAACCATGCCGAGCCCCGACCAACCTATCCATGCTCTATCAGACCGAACCAAAACGTGCCATGACTGCTCTTGTGAGAGCAGCAGGGAGACTTACGCCTCCGTGCTGCCGTCTGCAACCCATGCCGCGCCATGCCATAACTTTGCCAACCTGACCTTATCAAAGTGGACCTTACCGCATCTGGATTCCTAAGAACCCAGCGGAGAGGGCCGAAGCCCTCAGCGCTGAGATCATCAGCTAATAACCGCACCACACCAGACCTAGCCAAGCTGTGCCAAGACGTGCCATCCCAAACCGTGCCTTGCCGCGTCTGGACTTACATCACTTGGATGCCAGCATTGAAACGGCCATGCTTAGGCCGCCAATCGCCTAAACCTACCAGCTTGCCTGCATCATTGGCCATTTCCTCAATGTCACGCAGGTTGAGCACATCAGGATCAAACTGAGCAGTTGCAAACAGGCTCCAGCTACGGAACATAGGTCGTGTACGCATGACTTTGGCCATGCCAACCTTTACGCCAACGGTGTGGGTAAATTCGCCGCTTGCAAACATTTCACCCAACGTGTCATCGTTGATGACCTCGGGCTTACCAGGAAAGATAAGTGAAGCGTGCTCAGTGAAGAACAAACCGCACTTGGCTTGCGGGCCTCGTTTTGACTTCTTGGCACCGTTGATAAAGACAGCTTCTAAAACGTAATCAGGAATTACCAAGTCATCACGGAAACGGTAGATACCAGCAAGCCATTCAAGGCGTGCCAATTCTTCGTAATCGGCATCAGTCTTTTTGCGTTTGCCGCTGACCGCTTTCATTGCTTTTGAGTAGGTATTTCGCGGATCGGCTGTTTGACCGTTGTGGCACAACAATGGACTCTCGCCCAAAATTGTGATCTGGATCGTAGTCAGGCTGGACACGTTGTTTTTGCGGTGGAACAGAAAGAGATGGTGCTGCAACGTTTACGGCTTGAACTTGCTTGCGAGGATCCAATTTGAAACGTTGGTGCCGGACAGAATTGGTAATGCCGTCATGGCATAGCGGGCAAAGCGTCAGAAGATCTGAAAGCTGCTCGTTACCGAAAGACGGGTAACGGTAGTCCGGTGGACCTGCGTTCTTGTGGTGAACTTGCAAGGATGACCAGCCAAGGTTTTGCAGGTGAGTGGCGGTAATGCCACAGCCTTGGCAAGTGTTCTGGTCGTGGTCAAGACGTTCTTGGCGTTTGCGTTGCCATGAAGCTGAGCGGTAATAATCCTCCATTTAGGGTAGGCTGTAGGCGGATCAGGTTTGATCCTATGCAAATCATACCACGATCAGAGCATGGCGCAAGGTGTACGGGTTCAGGTGGTGCTGCCACAAGCAGTTGCCAACCGACTAAAGACTGCGGCAACTGACCAGCAGCGAACGGTCAGCAACCTGGCTGCCTACTGGATCGAAACTGCGCTAATACAGGCGCACTCCAGTGCCGCGTCCAGCACCAGCGTGTAGCGGGTTGAACTCACGCCAGATGAGATAACCCAGCGCGTCGTTCATGTGGTCGTAGCCAGCATCTTTGTCGGGATCACCTTTCTCGGTGTAACTCTGAAGCTC